AAGCTGGTTAAAAAACTTGATATATTATTCAGTCAATTTGTTAGGGTAAGTAATGCTGATAAAAACGGTTATTGTACTTGTGTAACGTGTGGTAAAAAAGGACATTGGAAAGATGGTAGCATACAGGCTGGTCATTTTATGTCAAGAAAACATTACTCTACAAGGTGGGATATAAGAAACGTGAAGCCTCAATGTGTAGGATGCAATATGTTTAAAAGTGGTGAGCAATATAAATATTCAATTTATTTAGGTTCAGAACTTTCAAATGAGTTATATTTACAGAGTAACAAAATTGTTAAGTTTAGTAATGATGATCTACAAGAGATGATAGATCGTTATAGTACAGAACTTAAAAGACTTGTTTAGTTTTATTGTTTTATTGTTTCTAAAAGGGTGGTTAATAGCTGCCCTTTTTTCGTTTAAAAAAAAAATTGTATATTTACAATATGGAACATTTAAACAAAGTAGAACTTTTTGGCAAGGTCAAAGAACTACAACACGAAAACAAGTTACTTAAAAATCAGTTAAACATTCAAAACGGTATTTATTATGGCAAAGACAGAAACTAACATCTATAATAAGCTGTTTAAACTACAGCAGGAAATAGGTGCAGTAAGTAAAGATGCAAGTAACCCATTTTACAAGTCAAAGTATTTTGATATAAATTCACTTATTAAACAACTAAACCCATTATTAGCTAAACACAAACTTTTATTAGTTCAGCCTATAATGGATAATATGGTTACAAGCAGAATTATTTGCATTGACAACGGAGGTAGTGTAGACAGCAGTCTTACTTTGCCAGACATTAATGATCCACAGAAATTAGGTTCTGCTATAACTTACTATCGTAGATATACACTTGCAAGTTTATTAGGCTTACAAGCAGAAGATGACGATGGTAATTTAGCAAGTAGCAAGTCCACTATTACAGATGATAAAAGATGGTTAAATCAAAACACACCTGAATACAGCAAGGCTATTGAATATCTAAAAGGTGGAGGTGATTTAGATAGTATAAAATCTAAATACAAGGTCAGCAAAAAAATACAAGACGAACTTGCAAGGGTGTAAAATTAAAAGTATATATTACAAAACTAAAATTAATAACAAAGAGTATAAAATCAAAATTTATGGAAAAAAAGAATGTAGCAATTTTATCAGGCAGTATCAACCTATCAGCGATAGACAAAACAAAGATAGTAACTGCTAAGAACGGAAACCAATATTTAAACCTCACTATGATGGTACAAAATGAATCACAGTATGGAAACAATATATGGATTACACAAAGCCAAAGTAAAGAAGAACGTGAAGCTAAACAAAAAGCAAACAGTTTAGGTAACGGTTCTGTACGATGGATAGGTGGAGAAATTAAAATAGCAGAACGTAACGAGGTTACAAACACAGAACAAAACCCACAAAGACAAGAAGTAGATTTACCATTTTAATAATGAGGGGGGTAACACCCCCTTTTTTTATGCCATTAAAACGCTTAAAATTTGGAGAAAAAATGCCTGATGACTTTTGGAATTACAAGGTAAATCCTATATTAGGTTATGAATACGAAGGACAAACAAGAAACACACATAAGGAATATAAAAAATATGGACTAAAAACTAACGAGATCAGATGATAGCACAAACTAAAACAATACAAAACAAGATACTTGATATAAAGTATGGCAGAGTTAAAGAAGGCTTAGGTATAGATATACCAGAGATTGACGAGTACATACGATATAAGCAGGGCAATTTTAACCTTTTAATAGGACACGCAAACGTAGGTAAAACTACTGTTATATGTTACCTGTTAACGGTGTACGCTATAAAACATAATTTAAAGTTTTTAATATGGTCAAGCGAAAACACACCACAGAGTATAGTAAGAAAGATTATAGAGTTTAAAATGGGCAAACCAATACACGAAGCCGAAGAAAAACAAATAGCAGGGGCTGTAGTATGGTGTGATAAACATTTTAAGATTATAGATGTAGAGGATTTATACACCTACAAGGATTTACTAAAAGAAGCAAATGCAGTAAAAGATGCTTGGGATTATAATGGTTTACTTATAGACCCCTACAATAGTTTAGCTAAAGATCATCAGCTATTAAGGGCAGTATGTGGACACGAGTATGACTATCAGGTTAGTAGCGAGTTTAGGTTATTTGCTAAAAAGAAAAACGTAACAGTTTTTTTAAACGCACACGGTGTAACAGAATCATTAAGACGCACACATCAAAAAGGACACGAATACGAAAACTTACCACAGCCATTAGGTTTAGCTGGTGTAGAGGGTGGAGGTAAATGGGGCAACCGTGCAGACGATGTTCTATGTATTCACAGATATACTTCTCATCCAACAGAATGGATGTACAGTAATTTACACGTGCTTAAAGTAAAAGAAAACGAAACAGGTGGTAGGTGTACACCATACGAACAACCAATAAGCCTTAGAATGTCTTTAAATAATGTAGGCTTTGAATTTATGGGGCAAAACATATTACATAAAAAACAAATACAATCAATTAAATTCTAATGGATCCAAACTCTATATTTTTAAGCCCAATAGTACCTTTGTTTATAATGCTGATGCTAATAGCCTCTATGTTTTTTATAATTGCATTTATAGTAGATGGGGAAGTAATAATTAGCCCTGTAAAAGGTTTTATGATAGGTGCATTAGTACACAATGAAACATTTGAAGAAAACAATCAAGAGGTTACAGAATATACTTTGCAATGTTTGTTAGGTATAATTAGTGTAAACGTAATATGGCAGAGGCAGAGTGGTTAGGCAAGGTAGCCGAACAACATAACGAGTGGATTAAAATTATAAATTCTTTTGGTGAGTTTGACTTAGCTGAAGATATGGTACAAGAAATGTATCTTGTAATTTATAAATACGCAAGTGAAGAAAAAATTATTAAAAAAGGTATTGTTAGTAGGGGTTATGTTTTTTATGCCCTTCGGTCTGTCTATTTTAGTTATTATAATGCTAAAAGAAAAATTAATAAGGTTAGGCTTGATGATAAGGAAAACTATACTCAAATACCACACACTTCAGAAATGGATGAACAAATAGGCTACAATGATTTTACAACGCTTATAGACCAGCATATTGATAATTGGCGTTGGTACGACAAAACCTTATTTAGGTTGTACAGAGATACAGATATGTCAATTAGAAAAATAGCTGAAGAAACAAACATAAGCTGGGTAAGTATATTTAACACCTTAAAAAGGTGCAAACAAGAATTAAGGGAAGTATTTAATGAAGATTATATAGATTTAAAAAACGAAGATTATGAATGGAATAGATAAAAGGACTAAAGCCTACAAAGAGTGGGTAAAGAACCACGAAAAAGAAAGTAGTGGGTTAGGTGATACGGTAGAGAAAATAACTAAAGCCACAGGTATAAAAAAACTTGTAGAGAAATTTACACCTGCTGGAGAAGATTGTGGCTGTGATAGCAGAAAGGATAAGCTAAATACTATTTTTCCCTATGTAAAGCCTTTGTGTTTAAATGAGCAAGAGTTTAATTATCTAACTGACTTTTTTGATGACAATGTTACAACCATAACACCTACTGTACAAAAAGAAGTATTAGCTATTTATAATAGAATATTTAAGGAACGTAAACCTACTACTAACTGTGGCAAATGTTTTTTTGATAATACTGTAAGTAAGTTACGTAAAATCTATAATGAGTATCTGTGATAAGCTGGAAGGAATCAGACTTATTTAAATACCTACAAGGTTGTTGTTATCCTGACTTAGTAAAGGCACGTAAACAATTAAGCAGGTGGGATTGTTATTCAGTAGATAAACGCCACAGGATAGAATTAAAATGCAGGGGTAAGCATTACGATACCTTATTAATAGAGAAGAAAAAGTATGATGCAATGATTAGTAAAGCAAAACAAAACCTTGACCTGCCGATGTACATTAATTCTACACCCAATGGAGTGTATAGGTTTAATTTGTTTTTAGTAGAACCAAAGTGGGAGTTGCAATATCATAATAAAACTACTACCTTTAGCAACACCAATAAAATAGAAAAAGAAGTGGCAATGCTTCCTGTAATAGATGCTGAGATATTATGACAAAGAAAATACACAACTTAAAACACATTAGGTACTTGACAGACTTTGAGGTTATAAGTAATAATCTACTAAAGTGGAAAAAGGCAAAACCAATAAAGGAGTTAGATGATATGATAGATGCTATTATTAGCATTAACTATTACATTACAGGTATATATCATAATGAACTTTATCACTCAGAAGCACAGGCAGAATACAGGTCAGCTAAGTTACGTGCAATAGATAGGGCAAGTAAAGCTGAAAAGAAAGTACAAGAACTTGAAAAGGAATTAGAAAAATATAAACTAAAAGAAGAATTAGGTTTATGATAAACTACTACAGCCAAGCAAACGGTTATTATACAAATACAACTAACGACAGGACTGATCCTATTGTAGAAAGTATAAAAGCAAAATACGACCAAAGAAGCAAGTTAGGAATAGATAAATACAATACTACTTTATATGACAACCCTGATGGGTTTTACAAGTTCTTAAACCATCTGCAAGAAGAACTGATGGATGCCACGTTATATATTGAAAAACTAAAAAAAATAAAATAATCATTGTGTGTTTATAAAATGTTTATTACATTGCAGTATAAAACATTTACAATGAAACAATTTGAAACAATAGGTTATTTTTTAGAGTACATTATTGACGGTAAATTTATAGGTACAAAACGCATTGACAAACCAGACAGGGATCAGGTAGGTTATTATAGCCGAATAAATGCTACAGCCACAGAAGATATTATCCTTGACAA